ACAATTGAGGCTATTTTAAGAGATAACCGCTTGAGGTATCGAAATGGCTATGCGGACACAGGTTCCACAGGTTATATATTTGTGTTTACTCACAAAGAATTTAATAACATCATTCCGCAAATCGCTACAGCAATTAAGGAGATTTTGAAATGAAACGAGCAATTCTTATTATCCTGTTGATTATTGCAGCTTGTGCCTTTGCACAGCCGACCGATTACCAGCGTGTTTATGAAGGGCAGATGTGCCAACACGACAAGTTTATCTGCCAGTGGGATATTGTGGACTCCAATATGGGCATAGTAACCTATCGATTTGCAGAGCTACCGCCATATACGGTCGTTGATGCCAATATCGGCAGGGTTGAGTCCACGCCGCAGGAGACGGGGACGTTCTATATCAAACTGATAGCGACCTGTGAGCCTGCCGACCCCAATGCCTGCCTGTGGCCGAAAGAGAGAAGAGAAGAGGTCGAGATAACCGTAAACCCTTCTCAAGTGTGGAAGCTCCAGCTTGTGGTGTCGTCGGAATAGAATTTATAGGTTTGGTTGCAGTGGTTTTGTGGTTTAGGAAAGGATAGTCGGGAATGCCGAGTAAAAGACATCAGGAACTTCAAAATATGGTCGTTCGATGGATAGGCAATCGTTCGTTCAAAATGTGCGGTCTGCCGGAATCGAATGTTGTCGGATATATTGCCGATTTTGTCGCCATTGCGGATATGAGACATTCAGGTCTGGAAAAAAAGTATATGGCCGGCCGAGCAACAGATGAGGGCCGGGAGCGAAGAATGTTTGACAGGTGGTATGTTTGTGTATTTGAGATCAAAGTATCTCGCAGTGATTTTTTGAATACTTTTGGAAATAAACACACGCCACACGCCGAGGCAAGGTTAAAGCCGGTTGGCACGGCACACTGGGTTGTTGCCGAGAAGGGTATATGTAAGCCCGAAGAGTTGCCTGATTTTTGGGGACTATTGACGCCCTATGGGTCGGGATTGACGGAATTGAAGGCCCCTGAGCTTCATATACTACCAGAGGCGGAATTGCACGCGATGGCATTTGATATGCTCTGGCTGCAGATGAATCTGCGAAAGAGTTATTATGACCAGGTGATTGATATGGCTGAAACAATAAAAGATGTGCATCGGGCAATAATGAAGGGAAAATCCCACGAGGAATTATTTTGTTTATCGGAGCGAGCAAAAAGGGCTTGTTGTGGTTTTGTGGTTTAGGAGAAAGTGAAGTGCCACGAGGCAAACCTTTTATATGTTGGTTGGATTATGATGGTCGTCGAAATGCCGTGCCGTTGTATATCGGCGATGAGGTTGAATATAAACTAAATGGCAAATGGTTAAGGGGCAAAATCGGCTGTAAGCGCAAGGGCGGATGGTATGTGTTTCGACATAAAAAACAAGAACATCTTGTGGCCGGTCGCATTTCCTTGCGGCCGGTTGTGGTTTAAGAGAGGCTGAAAAATGATTAAGAGCGCAAATATAAAAGAAATAAGAAGTTGGCAAAAGCAGGATGGATGGTCTGTTTCGCCACTTGGCGACGAGGTCAAGCTTGGCGACAGGGTCAAGCTCGGCGACAGGGTTAGGTTTGGTGATTGTGTTACTTTGCCCGTCTATTGTTCTGCGGCTTTTCCAATACACTGGTTTTCGCCTGGGCTTATAAAGTCCGGCTGTATTATCAAACCGTTTGAATGGTGGGAAAATAATGTAGAGCGATGTGCTGAAGAATACGGTTATACCAAACAACAGCAGGGTCAATACAGTTTATTTGTCTCTCAGATTATTGCTTGGCAAGAAGTTATGGGCAAACGAGTTGGTTTAAGCGAGGCTGAAAAATGAGTGAACATCCAATCAGATTTATAGGCGAATCGGTCAGGGCGATACTTGACGACCGAAAATCACAGACGAGAAGGGTTATAGTGCCGCAACCCGAATGGGATGAAAAACAACCAAATAATTTACAAGCTGCTGGCTGGAAGTGGACAACAAAAAAAGTCAAATTGAGTGCGTGGCCGGACATTGATGATTTTTTATGCGAATTAGTGCAGTATTGTCCCTACGGCAAGGTCGGCGATTTGCTTTGGGTAAAAGAAATTTTTAGATATGCTCGTATTGGGCTGGGGTGTGGCGGAAGTGCAACTTGCGTTGATTATAAAGTAGATAACGGTCTAATAAATTTCAAAACTAAAGCCGGAAAATACACAAAACTAAAAAGCAATAAAGATAAACAAGGGCGGTGCGCTAAATGGCGTTCACCAATTTTTATGCCCAAATGGGCTGCCCGTATCTGGCTTGAGACAACAGAGATAAGGGTGGAGAAAATAAACGAAATATCAAACAAGGATATTATCTGTGAGGGATTTGATACGAGAGATAGTTTTTACAATGCAATTATCAGAATTAACAAGGCTAAAAATATAGAGCAATTTTTGAATAAATGGGTTCGGGTGATAAGTTTCAAGAGAGCCGCAACGCATTAAGAAAGGCAGGTAAATAGGATGAGTAGAAGTGTTCAAGAAGAACTGTTGTCTATCTTGTGGTTTATTCTTGCTTTATTACTTTGGAGATTTGAGTACAAAACATTGAGCATTTTGGTTCTTTTCAAAGCGGGGGAATGTATAGTTTGTTCTATCGTTTTCGCAATTATATATGCAATACGAAAACGTAAAGCAAAGCAAGCCCTGAAAGGCAAGGACACAGGAAAGGCAGGTGAATGATGAGTGATAAATATGAAAACAAAAAAGCGGAATTGAGGGCTTGAGCCAAAGACGATATTGTGCCAAGCGATTTGCAATGGTTATGTAAGGTAAGTGCAGAAATCATTGAGCAATTACAAAAAGAAAACGAAAAACTTACTGCTGCCATAAAAACAACAGTTGACTTATTAAGCAAAGGCGGTTAAGATGCAAATGCGATGGCCACGGATGAAAACTCGCTCGTTGACGACAGTTGCAGCGTAAGCGCCGCCTATTGGGCGGACTTTAACGAGTTAGCGCTGCAAGGGGGGATATTTTCCTTTACGAACAGGGAGTATTTATACGAGCCGATGGAATCCAGGGCGACTCGTGTATGTGCAATGAAAGCGACTGGCGGCGGATTTCCTGTAGATATAAAGACCCCGATACCTACGCCAGACGGTTGGGTGTTAATGGAGAATATCAAAGTTGGGGATAAGGTTTTTGGTAGTGACGGGAGAACATATACCGTTAAATTTGTGCATCCGATTAAATATAACAAACAATGTTATAGGGTTATTTTTTCTGATAAATCCTCAATAATTTGCGATGGAGACCATTTATGGACATTGACGGATATGTGGCATTATCGGTATGTTAAACAGGTTACTATAAAGACTTCTGATATGTTTCTTGCTAAAAAAAGGAATAATCGAAACAGATATGTTTTGGGTATTGCCAAATCATTAGAACTTCCAGAGAAAGAATTGCCAATAGACCCTTATGTTTTCGGATTGTGGCTCGGAGATGGTAATAGTTATTCTAATCAGATAACCTGTGGTGTCACCGATTCTTCTGAATACGATAAGATTTTGAAGCAACTTGGTATTGATTTTGAGATTAGACACAGACGAAATACTCTATGCGGGGAATACAGAAATATAAAGCTGAATGGATATTGTCCGAAGTTACGATTGATGGGCGTTTTGAAAAATAAACATATTCCGATGATATATTTAAGGGCTTCATATCAACAAAGATTAGAACTCCTGCGGGGATTGATGGATACGGATGGCCATATAACAAAAACTGGCAAGTGTGAGTTTTATAATACAAACACTATACTTCTTACTCAAGTTAAGGAGCTAATTTTAAGTTTGGGATTTAAGGCAGTGTTATCTGCGAAGGGATTTTCAACGAATTGGGATAAGACCAAACTTAAAGACTACAAGATATATAGAATTCTTTTTAAGGTTTATAACGATGTTCCCATTGCCAAACTTAAACGCAAGAAAGAAAATCAAATAGACAGAAACGCCGGCCATCCCACAATAACGGAACGCAGGCGAATAATTGGAGTTGTTCCCATTGATTCTGTTCCCGTAAGATGTATTACAGTTAATAGCCCCGACCATTTATTTCTTGCAGGAGAAGATTTTATATCAGTTCACAATTCAGAATGTATGGGGATCCTGCCCTCGATACACGGTATGATATACGGCAGGTATCCACAGGGGGTTTTGTATATGTTCCCGACCAATGATGACGTCCGTGATTTCAGCAAGTCGAGATTTACGACTTTGATAACGGAGAACCGCTCGGCGATAGGCAGATACGTTAAAAGTGGCGGGGTAGGAACAGATTCGGCGGGACTAAAAAAAGTAGGCAACGCATTTTTGTATTTAAGAGGTGCAAGATTGAATCCCGGCGATGAAGGTGCGGGGGCCAAGTTCAGCACGAAATTAACGGGTATCCAGGTCGATAGAATTGTTCCCGACGAAATCGACCAAATGGACAGCGAGGCGATTGCCAAAGCCAGAGGCAGGATGGGCAATGCCTGCGTGGATGGTGTGAAGGGCCGAAGCGAGGAAAGATATATCGCCAATCCTTCGGATGAGGACAGAGGAATAGATTTATACTGGCAGGTGTCCGACCAGAGAGAATGGTTTGTAAAATGTGCTTCCTGCGGCGCTTATACTTGCGCTTTGCGTCAGTTTATAAACAATCCTGAAAAGAGCGTGGGATTTCATTCGGATGGCAAAGGTTACATCAGATGCTCGAAGTGTGAAAAGCCAATCGGTAATGCGCCTGGGAAATGGGTCGCAGGAAAGCCATCTGTTAAGGATTTGGAGGGCTACCAGTGGAATCATTTATGGAGTGTCTATCACGACCCCGGCAGGATTTTGAGGGATTTTACCAACCCGCCGGAAGGAAATCTCGGCGATGTTTACCGTTTGGATTTGGGCTTGCCCTATTCGTCTGCCGAGGATAAGCTCCAGAAAGATGTTGTTTTGCGGTGCTGCGGCAACGATATAATGCCCGAAAGACACGATGGCCCTTGTGCAATGGGTGTTGACGTTAAAAAGGTCAAGCACGTTGTGATAGGGATAAGAACGGGCAGGGACAGATACGAAATACTCAAAGTCGCCGAAGTCCAGAGTTTTAAGGACGTTCACGATTTGGCCCGAAGATATAATGTCAAGAGTGGCGTAGTGGATATCAGACCTTACGAAGATGAAGCAAGGCAATTTCAGAAGTCAGAATCTTACAAAGTTTTTTTGTGCGAATACACAGAAAGCCCTTTACAAGAGGCGAACTTCAATGATAATACGGGTGTAGTGAAGGCATACAGGACGGGTATATTCGATGCCTCGCACCGGGTTATAGTTAACGGCCAAGTTCGTTTGCCGAGAAGATGCAAGGCCGTCGAGGACTTTGCCATAGGATGTTGCAAATGCGTAAAATCGAAAGAAACGAACAAAAGAACCCGCCAGATAGTTTATCGTTACCGCAAAACCGGAGACCGGCAGGACGATTATAGGAACGCATTGAATTATTTTCTTCTGGCGGCGAGAGGCGGCAGGATAAGGACGGTCAGTCCGTATGGCGGCGGCACAAAAAGATTGCAGAAGTTTGCCGTTAATAAAGGCGTGAAGCTGTGACGAAAAAACAAAGACAGGCCGAAGAAGTCATAAAGCGGCAGATAATGGACGGCTACCAAAGGGGCGTCTGTGATAAAAACGGGGATAGTATTACGGTTAATGGCAGGCCGAAGGCGCCGCCGAAAAGAATGAGACCCACGACAGTTTACAAAAATGGCAAATGGAGTAAATTGATATGAGCAAGCCAAAAGTAAAACCTCCTCCCGTTCCACCGCCCACAGCGATACCAGAGATCGGCGAGGAACCCGCAGAGCAGGCGATAAGAAGGGCAAGGCGCAGGCGTGGATTCGAGGCGACTTTGATGACCGGCGCACTTGTTCCGCAAGCGAGGGCGGGCAAAAAAACAGCGTTAGGGTAAAAAATGCCTGATGCAAAAGCACAACAAATAATTAGTATGCAGCAGCTTGAGAAACGCAAGGCGGCGAATTTCAGGAACTTGTATCAGCAGGTTGCCGACCTGATGTATCCTGTGGAGAACCAGATTACCAGCCAGAGAGCACCCGGCGAGGACAAATCCCTTGACATAAGAGACCCTACGGCTATTTTCGCCCTTGATGATATGGTTGCCGGATTGATAGGAACCTGGATACCTTCGGGCCAAAACTTCTTCGGGGTAAAAGTTAAGAACAGGGAACTCGAAAAAATCGACAGGGTTCGCAAGTGGCTTGCTCTCGCTACTCAAATAGCCCACGATGAGATGTTCGAGAGCAACTTTATGCTCCAGCTTCACGATACGGTCAAATCCCTCGGCGCTTTCGGGACGGGCAATTTGTATTCCGAATGGAACAATAAAACGCTGGGTCTTAATTACAAAGACTGGCACATATCGACTTATACGATAAAACAGAACGCCAAAGGCCAGGTCGATACCGTGATAGTGGAATACGAGTTGACTGCAAGGCAGGCGAGCGACGAATTCGCCAATCCCGGCGAGCAGGTATTAAAAGACGTTGGAATAGCTACAGAAGAAAGCAAACTGCATTCCTTTATTCACGTTGTCCGACCACGAATTGAAAGAAACGTGATGTTCGTAGATAGTCTCAATCTGCCGTTCGAGTCTGTTTATGTAAACGTCAAAGAGCAGATTATCGTGGCAGAAGGCGGATTCGAGGAAATACCTTACGCCGTTCCACGCTGGGAAAAGTCCTCTACGGAAAAATACGGCAGAGGCAGGGGGACTGTGATGCTCTCAGCCGTCAAAGAGCTTCAGCAGATGCACAAGGATTTTATCGAATGCGGTAATCGCTGGAACAACCCACCTCGTGAGGTAGTGGACAATAATATCGAAGGCGAAGTAAGTAATACGCCAAACGCCCTGAATCATGTTACGGAAACAGGTTCTATTAAGGCGTTAGACCAAATTGCGCTCGGCAATTTTCCGATTTCAAAGGATATGCTCGAATTCCAGCAGGAAATTATCAATAAGGGATTTTACAAAGATATTTTCGTTCAATTAGCCCAGCTCAAAGGTGACAGGCGAACGACTGTCGAGATAGAGGCGAGACTGAAAGAGGGTTTGCGCAGGCTTGTCTCCCCGGTATCTCGTATGGAAAGTGAATTGTTTACACCAGTCATTACGAGAAGCGTTCTTCTTTTAATACGAAACGGCAGGACTCCTCGCCCGCCGGCGGAGTTGGCCGGTCAGCAATTCGGCATAGAATATATGGGAGAGCTTGCTATGGCGATGAGAAATTATCAGGCGAGGGCGTTCAATCAGTTTGCCTCACTCGTAACGGCTCTTGGGCCGACTTTCCCGGATGCGAAAGACACAATCAATATGGACAGGGCATTGCCGGACATAGGTTTGACTATGGGTATGAAGGTCGAGCATTTATCGACTGAAGAGGAGATTGCCGCAAAAAGACAGGCGAGACAAGCCGAGTTACAGCAGCAGAAAATGTTGCAGCTTGCTCAAACGGCGGGCAAGGCTTACAAGGATACGAGCGGGAAAGCCGAAGAGGGCAGTCCGGCCGAAGAGTTGCAGGGTGCATTAGCAGGAGGTTAATTATGAGTCCAGTAAGAGTAAAAAAAACAGATGGCTATAGGGTCAGCACGCCTGGCGGGGTTAAGGCGAAACACACAACTAAAGCCAAAGCCCAAAGGCAGGCGAATTTGTTAAGAGCGGTTGAGCACGGATGGAAACCTACAGGACAACCAGCGAGGGGCGTTTTGGCTCGCAGGGCGAGGATGCGCCGCAGGAGGCGGAGGGTGGCGTAATGGCCGTAAACGTTCAAAGATACGCCCTGCTCTATGAAAAGTATAAACAAATGGGCTTGGGCGAGGAAGAGGCCCAACGAAGGGCGATTAAGGAAGCTACTATTATGCCGACCAAGAAAAAGAAAGAAAGCACTTTTAAGAGACTGGCAAGATTAACGAGGATGGCTGCTTTAGGCGGTCGTTATAAGTCAAAATGGCAGCGAGAGCAGGAACAACGGCAACTTAAGACCGTCAGGACTAAAGCCGTTTCCGGCAGGTTAAGAGAGGCCGGTCTATCTGAAGCAGAAATCAAAAGATTAAGGAGAAGATAATATGGCTTCAAACCAGGCACATTTGAGTATTAGCGAAAACAGCGAGACGTGGGGCAGTGTTCGTGTCACTATACCGGCCACGCCTTATACGGTTCAGGCCAACGCGGGAACGAGCATAGCTTGCAGGGAATGCTGGGTAATCGCCGCCGAAGCCAATACGACCGAGATTCGTGTCAAAGTGGGTTCGGCCTGCGCGGCGGCTACGGGCATCCCGTGCCCTAAAAGTGTTGACCACGCCAATCACGGCTCAACTGTTCCTTTGCGCCTGCCGGTAACGGACGTCAATTTGCTATATTTTATCGGCGGGACGCAAAACGATGTCGTTGACATTATATACAGGGTCTAACAATGGCCGAGACGGATGCAGAACAATTAAAGAGGCTCAATTATCAATCCTGCTTCGCCTCGGACGCAGGCAAAAAAGTCCTTGCGGATTTGTCGAATTACTGTTATGAGAGCAGAAATACCTTTGTCGAAGGAAATCACGACAAGCAGAACGTAAACAACGGCAAGCGTGCCGTGATGCTCTATATCAGGGACAAAATGAAGGCTCGAAAAGAAAAGCAAACAATGGCGATTAAGGAGAATTGAAATGCCAGAAGGAGCAGCGGCAGAGGCAGCCCCGGCAGCAGCAGGGGCAGCGCCCGCACCAGCAGCGGCAGAAGCGCCAGGTTCCGCACCAGCAGCACCACAACCTCAAATCTTCGTGGACGAAAGCGGTAATTTCAAGGAAGGCTGGCGGCAAACTTACGTTCCCGATGATGTCCGAAGCGATAAGGTCTTCGATGGAGTCAAGAGTTTAGGCGACCTGACCAAAATGGTGGCCCACGCTGAGAGGACTATCAGGCGGCAGGGCAAGGCGATGCCCGAAGATACCGCTCCGCAGTCGGACTGGGACGTATTCTATCGTTCCATCGGCAGGCCGGATACGCCGGAAGGTTACACATATCAGAAGCCGGAAGATATTCACGTTGAGGATTTGAGTCCCGAATTTATGAAAGCGACTTTCGAGGGATTCCACAAGGTCGGATTGAGTCAAAAGCAGTCCGATGGCGTCTTGGGCTTATATGCCGACCATCTTCGGGAAGCCGAGCAGCAGATAGATGAAATCGAGCAAGGAGAGTTCGAGGAAGCCGAAAGAATAATTCGGGCCGAATCGGGAACGGCATACGACAGCCGCCTGCACTTGGCCAATAAAATGATAACCGACAATACAGTGAACTGGCCGCAGGAAAAAAGAGACAAGCTCACCGAGGCACTTAACGAAAACGCCTTGAAGCCCTATGTTATGGATTTTCTCTCCAACATAGCGGGCAAGTTTATGGAGCACAAAATAATCCCCGAATCGGAGTATATGGGCGGCAAGACCCCGGCGCAGGTAGAGGGCGAAATAAGCGAATTAAAAGCAACGCCCGGATTTATTTTACTTGACAAAGATGGAAAAACATTGAAGAATACCAACATAGATGAGTATAAACGTCTAACTGAAAAGTTACACAACCTTGAAGATGAGCTTCGCAGAATGACGATACCAAAAACTTCGGCCTAAATTCCTTAAAGGGAATCCGAATGGCAATCGGAAAGACGATAGCCGAGCGGGCTTAAAACGTCAGGCATAATCCTCCTTGTTGGAGGCACAAATTAGGCCGAACAACGGTTAGTTTGTGTTTTTAAGGAGAACATTATGCCTGTAACCATTGACCAGGTAACATCGCAGCAGTTTGCAAAAACTCTGCTTCTCCTCTCACAGCAGAAGGGTTCAAGATTTGCAACCAGGGTGCGTAACGAGTCCGTCTCGAGCGCAGAACTTGCTTATTTCGACACCCTCGGCAGTGATGAGGATACGGCTCAAAAGACGGGCAGACACCAGGGCACGCCCATCACAGAGCCGGACTTCGGCAGAAGGAGAGTTGTTCCTCTGCCGTGGACGAACAACAAGGGACTCGATAAAGAGGATTTGGACAGGATGATTTCTGACCCGACCAATATCGTGTCCCAGAATCAGGCGCTTTCTTTGGGCAGAAAGAAAGACGACATAATTATCGCAGCCGCCCTGGGAACTGCAACCATCGGAAAGGCCGGTGGTTCTACGATAGACCACGAAGATGAATCAATCGGTCTCAATTCCGACGGCTCGGTAACTACTCTCGGAACAGCCCCTGCGTATGATACATCCTCAACGAGCATCACAAAGCAGAAGATGCTCAAGATGATGCAGCTTTTCAACGAGGCTGACGTTGACCCTGACATTATGAAGCATTGGGTAGTTGCACCTTCGGATATCGAGTATATGCTTTCCTTGTCGCAGGTCGGCAGCGCCGATTACAACACTGTCAAGGCATTACAGCAAGGCAAGATGGACACGTTCGCCGGTTTTGGATTCTTCTGGTCGAACCGGCTTGATAACCTTGTTGATACGAACGACCACTGGAGAACGTTTGCGTGGGCAGAGGATGGCATCATCCTCGCTACCATTGGCGACATTTCCACCCGCATAGACGAGAGGAAAGACCTCGACTATATGTGGCAGATTTTCAGCAAGATGGATTTGGGCGCTGTCAGAATGGAAGGTGCGAAAGTCCACGAGTGTCTGAGTTACAAGACACCAACCATCACTTAAGGAGGCTTAAATTATGAGTAAGAACTTTCCATACAACACAGGGCCTCTTTATGATGGAGGCTCGCCGCGAGACTTATCTCTTGCGACACACGAATTTGGTCCGCATCTTGCAGAGACAACGCAGCGCTTCATTTACGGCACTCGTTTTCTGACTTGGGACGGTAAGGTGTATAAGTATTCCAAGTCCAGTGGCCGGTGTTATACCGGCAGAGGAAACGTATTCAATAACTGTATCGAAAGCGATGCAGATGGCATTGATTACGCAGTTTTGACGGCGGATGCAGGTATTGGTTCAACGTATATCAAGATGACCAATACTGGCACTGCCATCACGGAAGACTTCCTCGCCGGAGGCCAGATTACCCTCAAGCCGACCGAGACTTACACTGATGCACATCTGATGTTCAGGACCATCATCGGTAATTCTTCGGCGGCTGCCACATCCGGAGTATGCACCATTTACCTTGATTCTCCGCTGGAAATAGCAATGACGACTTCGAACTACGCCTTTGCAATGCCGTCTCCGTATAACGACATCAGTTATACGGCCAGCAGTGCAGGTAAATCGTTTGCCGGTTTGGCTGCCACTTATATTTCTGCTACAGGATACAATTTCTGGACGCAGACTTATGGGGCCTGCTGGATTGCGCCGCAAGCAGCAAGAGTCGGGGGCGTTGCTTTGAAGAGAATGGTTTTCTGGCGGGAAGATGGTTCCGTCGATGCCCATTCCCAGATAGGCACGAACGTTACCGACCAACTGGCGGGAGTTGTTTTGGATAACAACGATACTGCCAACGG